AATATTGACTTATCTGAAGTAATTCAAGATACAGTTGGTGCAATGTTCTCTAGTAATACAGAGACAAATATTACTGCGACATATCAAGATAGTGATGGAACAATAGACCTTGTTGTTTCTGCGTCTGGTATCGCAAGTGTAGCCGCAGATTCTACTCCTCAACTTGGAGGCGATTTAGATGTTAACGGCAACGCAATTGTTTCTGCATCAAATGGTAATATTGCGATAACACCGAATGGTTCTGGTTCTGTTATTATTGACGGACTTTCTCATCCACAAGCAGATGGTAATGCTGGACAAGTTCTGAAAACAGATGGTTCTGGTCAACTTGCGTTTGCATCTGTAAGTTCACTTGCTGGTGCTGGTATTCAGAACGTATCAGATGATAGTTCGCCACAACTTGGTGGCAACCTAGATGTAGTTACTCACAGTATTGTATCCACATCTAATAGAAATATTACACTTGCACCGAATGGTTCTGGTAAGGTTGTTGTGGGAACAAATGGTATTGAGTTTGGAGATGGAACAACACAAACCTCTGCTGGTGCAACAACTGGTTTTTCAATTGCAATGGCTACTGCACTTGGATAATTATAAATAGAGTAAAGGAAAGATAATATGGCAAGTCCAAATACAAAAGCTGCTCTCAAAGAACATTGTCTTAGAAGTCTTGGTAAGCCTGTAATTGATATTAATGTTGATGATGACCAAGTAGATGATAGAATTGATGATGCATTACAATACTTTGCACAATACCATTATGATGGTGTTGAGAGAATGTATTTAAAACATAAAATAACACAGTCAGAAATAGATAGAGCTGCAACAAACACTTCTGTAACTGCAACTGACACAGCAGATAATAGTATTAGTGCAAGTTGGTTGGAAGGTAATGGATTTATTCCTATTCCAGAAAGTGTATTGTCAGTTGTAAAAGTTTTTGATTTTACAGATAAACACACTGTAAATATGTTTGATGTAAGATACCAATTACGTCTAAATGACTTATATGATTTTAGTAGTGAATCTATTATTCACTATGAAATGACTATGCGACATCTAGATTTCTTAGACCACATTCTTGTTGGAGAAAAACCACTTCGTTTTAACCAACACCAAAATAGATTATATATAGATATGGATTGGTCACAAGATGTGAAAGTTGATGATTTCATTATTATTGAATGTTATCGTAAGTTAGACCCAAATACATACACAGACATTTACAATGATATCTACTTAAAAAGATATACCACTGCATTAATTAAAAGACAATGGGGTGCAAATCTTTCTAAGTTTGAAGGTGTACAAATGTTAGGTGGTGTAACTCTAAATGGTGCAAAACTATTTGAGGAGGCTCAGGCAGACATAGAAAAGTTAGAAGAACAAATTCAACTTGCGTATGAACTACCACCCAACTACATGATAGGATAATTTGATGCCGACAAACGTATATTTCGATACTGGAACAAAACCAGAGCAAACTCTCTATGAAGATTTAATGATAGAGCAGTTGAAGATTTATGGTCAAGATGTTTTCTATATTCCCAGAACTTTAGTCAAAGAAGATGAGCTCTTTGGAGAAGACACTCTTTCTAAGTTTGGAGATGCATATCTTATTGAAATGTACTTTGAAAATGTAGAGGGATATGAAGGTGAAAAAGAAATCATGTCCAAGTTCGGTTTACAAATGAATGAGGATGTTACCTTTGTAGTTGCAAGAAGAAGATTTGAACAATTAGTATCTCACGATTCTAATTTAATTGTGAAGACAAGACCGAATGAAGGTGACTTGGTTTACTTTCCAAAAGTAAAAAAGATATTTGAAATATCTTTTGTAGACCATGATGACCCATTCTATCAAGTCCACAATATTCCAGCTTTTAAATTAAAGTGTAAGACTTTTGAATACAGTGGTGAAGACATTGATACTGGTATCACAGAGATTGATGCAATTGAAACAGACAATTCTCTTGACCAATTAGTATATCAGATTACTATGGAACAGTCAAGTTCTACTACTTACAATGAAGGTTTGGAACTAGAAGATGGAACTGGTAATTTAGAACAAGAAACTGCAACTGGTGGAACTGATAATCTTATCGGCGAAAATGAAACTGGTGGTGACCAGATTGTTCTTGAAACTGGTGACTATATAATACAAGAAGCATATGTAACTGATACGATTGATGAGAACGCAATGAATGACTTCTTTGATACACAAGACGATACTATCATTGATTTTACAGAGTCAAATCCATTTGGTGACATAGGGAAAGTAGGATAATATAATATGTTAGGACAACAATTTTACCATGAAACTATGCGAAAGGTTGTGGTAGCCTTTGGTACTATTTTCAACAATATCAATATTGTCAGAACAAATAGTTCTGGTGCAGTAACACAGAGTATGAAAGTACCTCTTGCATACGGCCCAAAAAATAAGTTCTTGACGAGACTTAGAGAAGACCCAAACCTTAATAAAAAGGTTGCATTGACTTTACCTAGAATTGGTTTTGAGATTTCTGGTATTGCATATGACCCATCTCGTAAACTTAACTCTATTCAGAAGTTTAAGAAAACAAATACTTCTGATGGTGGTAAAACTATGTCATCTCAGTTTATGCCTGTTCCATATAATATGGATTTTGAATTGGTAGTTATGGCAAAACAATCTGATGATGCACTTCAGATTGTAGAACAAATTTTACCTTTCTTCCAACCAGATTACACGATTACACTTAATGATAATTCTACAATGGGAACAACAAGAGATGTTCCAATTATTCTTACTGGAGTAACATATTCAGATGAGTATGAAGGTTCATTTGAAGATAGAAGAGTATTAACATATACATTATCATTTACTGCAAAATTTTATCTGTATGGCCCAGTTACAGACCAGAAAGTTATCAAACAAGTTCAAGTTGACCAGTATACAGATTTACCAGTTAATGCACCAAAGAGAGAACAAAGATATACAGTTACACCAAGTCCAGTATCCGCTGATGCAGATGATAACTTTGGATTTAATGAGACAACATCTTTCTTTGAGGATGCAAAGAATTTTGACCCAGTGAGTGGTACGGATAAAGAAGACGCATAAATAATAGAAAAGGATTAAGACATGGCAATTAGACAAATCGTTTCTCGTTCTATTAAAGATGGTGAGATTGTAGACGCAGATGTAAACAGTTCTTCGTTTAGTAGTGGTTCTGGTTTCTTTCAAGGAGAGAATGGTTCAACTTCTCAATCATCAAAGAAGGGTGATATCTTTCGTGTGAATGAATCAACATTAAATACCAGTGTGACTATCGCATCTGGTGATAATGCATCATGTGCTGGGCCTTTGACGGTATCAACTTCTGGAACTGTAAACCTTACAGTCAACGGAAATCTGACGATTGTATAGGGGATAAAGAATGGGTTCAACATTAACAGTAGATAATATCGTAGGTGCAACCACAGCTGCAAATGTAAAGATGCCTGCTGGTTCTGTTTTGCAAACAGTATTTGCACAATCTACAGCAGCAGTTTCAACTTCTGTTTCAGACCTTGCATCACCAGTAGATTGTTTGTCTGCTACAATAACACCGAAATATTCATCAAGTAAAATTTTAGTACTTGCAAGTCATATTGTAGGTGGTTCAGCTAATGATATTGGTGTCAATGTATTCTTAAAGAGGGGTGGAACATTACTACCTACAAGTGAAATTGGTGGTGATACTGCTGGATTAATGGTTTATGGAATTGCAAGACCAAATGACCATAGTGCTCATCATTCTTTTCAACATCTAAATTCTCCAAGTACAACAAATGCTACAACATATACAGTTGCAATTGGAAGATATGGTGGAAGTGGTACTGCGAATTATCATATGAATGGTACAAAGGATAAAAACACCCTAACATTGATGGAGATTTCAGTATGAGTACTTTATTCGTAAACAATCTTAACACTGCAAGTGGTACAACGATTCAAGTACCAGCTGGTAAGGTTCTTCATCAAGCAGGCTCTATTATTCAAGTTGTACAAACTGCAAAGACAGACACATTTACTGCTGGAAACAACACTGCGTTTGCAGATATAACTGGTATGAGTGTCTCAATCACACCAAAATTTAGTAATAGTAAAATTATGATTTGGACTTCTTTGACAGGCGAGGTTCAGAATAATACATACTGTGCTCATTTTCGATTGATGAGAGGTTCTACTGCAATTGGTATCGGTGATGCAAATAGTTCTGCACCAAGAGGTTCTTTTCATCTAGACAGTTATGCAAGTGGTGGTTCTCTCGCAATGATTACTGCAAGTTTTCACTTCATGGATTCGCCTGCAACAACAAGTGCAACAACTTATAAAGTACAAGTACAAGTACCAAATGGTTCTGGTAACACTTACATTGGTAGAAACCATTCAGATAACAATGGAACTGCAGGCCCAGGCAGATACCCATCAATTATCACAGCTATGGAAATCGCACAGTAAGGAAATAGGATATGGCATCAACATTAAAAGTAAATACAATTCAACATACTGGTGGTAATACAGCCGCAACTATTAGTAGTTCTGGTGCAGTCACTTTAAGTAGTGCATCTTATCCACAAGTTTTTCATTCTAGAGCAACTGGTGACCAAGATGTTACCTCTAGTTATGCAGATATTTCTGGTTGTGTTCTAACTGGAATTACACCAAGAAGTGCAAATTCTAAATTTTTGATTACTGGAAATATATACATGAACTTAAATGGTTCAACTGGTATTAGAATAAGAATGATAAGGACTGCATCTGGTGGAGATACTACTATCTATACACAGAGAAATACATATGCTATTTACCAAAACGCTGGTGGTGACCACGAACAAAACGTAGTTACATTTTTGGATAGTCCAAGCACCACTGATACTATCGGTTACAAATTTCAAGTCATTGAGTATGACACAGAAAGTATTACTTTGAACCAAGGTGATTTTAGTTCTATCACTGTTCAAGAGTATCTAGGATAATGTATTATAAATATAGAAAAGAATTAACTTAGGAGAAAATAAAATGGCAACAGCTTCACAAGCATTAAGTGAACTTGGTATTAATGAGTGGGTACTTCGTGGAGAACCTACAAAGGAAGACGAGTTCAATGCAATGTTCAGAAAAGTTACTGGTGCAGACGCAAACGGTAGTGCAATTGAATCTGCTGACCCTTCAAAGTGGGATGTAACTTGGAAACAAGTATCAGATAAAATGAAAGAGATTGATACAGCCGCACCTATGAAAGAACTTCGTGTACAGAGAGATGCAAAACTCGCTGAAACAGATTGGTGGGCATCATCAGATTTAACAATGACAGATGCACAGAAAAAGTATCGTCAAGAGCTTCGTGATTTACCAGCATCTAATGATGGTAAAAACGCAACTTTAGATGATAGTGGTACATTGAAAAACGTAGCATGGCCCAAGAAACCAGCGTAAACGTACTTGATAATGTTTTAGGTATTACTGATGTTGTAGAAACATCAACCTCAAAAGTAACTTTACCAGAGGTCAAAGTTCCAAAAGAGGTAGACAATGATTATGAGTACCAACGTAGAAACTTTTATCAGTTGGTCGAAAGAGGACAAGATGCGATAGATGGTATTCTTGAACTTGCAAAGGAAAGTGAACACCCACGGTCTTATGAAGTTGCTGGTCAATTGATTAAGAATGTTGCAGATGTAACAGAGAAGTTGGGTGAGTTACAACTTAAAATGCAAAAGTTAAAAGAAGTACCAAATAACGCACCTAAGAATGTTACTAACGCATTGTTTGTTGGTTCTACTTCAGAACTACAAAAGATGTTAAAAGGAAAATAAAATGGCATTACTAACTCAAATAAAAAATGGTGCAATTCAAGGTTCTGGAACTACACTTGCAAATGCTGATGTAGATAAGTCTGCATCTGGTGATACACTGATTGTTTTTGACGCCTCTGCAACTGCATTTAAAAGAGTCAGTGCATCTGGTCTGGGTGGTGGTAAGTTTCTTGGAGAAACATCTGGTGGTGCTGGAGATATTATTCGTGTCCATGAAAACGAACTAAACACCAGTGTATCTATTGATGCAAATAACAATGGATTAGCTGCTGGGCCGTTGACGATTGCGAGTGGAGTTACACTTACAATCAACGGTGAACTTTCGGTGGTATAGACATGAGTAAGATTACAGTAACAACAATAGCAGGACTAACATCTGGTGGAGATGCAAACACAGTCAAGATTGAATCTGGTGATGCATTTAATGTTGTAAGTGGTGCAACTACATTAGGTGGTGACCTTACAGTAGATACAAACGTACTGAAAGTAGATAGTTCTAATAACAGAGTTGGTATAGGAACGGCTTCACCAACACAAGATTTAACAATTGTAAACTCTGGTAGTGCAAGGATGGAGTTAGTATCTGGAACTAGTGGTACATCTATTATTGATATGGGTGATAGTGCTGATAAAGATATTGGTGGTATTCGGTACGCACAAGGTACAGATACAATGCAGTTTAGAGCGGGCAATGATGTTCGTATGTCTATTGATGGTAGTGGTCGTGTAACAAAACCAGCAAACCCAGCATTTAGTGTAAGAAGCACTGCTGGAAATAACGGTAACACTTGGGAAGCAGGACAAGACATAAAATTCCAAGTAGTAGATACCGATATAGGTTCTAATTATGCAACTGGCACTGGACGATTTACAGCTCCAGTGGCTGGATTTTATACATTCTCGTACATAGGATTTGGATATTCTGCTGGAAGAGTACCAGCTGGTTCTACTTGTTCGGTTCAACTTCGGAAAAATGGTTCGACTATAACAACAGGTTCATACAATGAAGTTAACTCCTCAACTGGTTATCCACAGAGTGGTTTCACATTTTCACTTGCACTTGCAGTAAATGATTATGTTACAATAAGAGCACAAGCTAATGGTCAATATGCAGATTCTTCTGGTTTATATACAGCATTATCTGGATATCTAGTAGGATAAATAATTTAAATTAAATAGGAGAAAATAAAATGGCAGAAATTAAAGTGACAGTATCAGACACACAAGTAAAGTGTCTTGAGTATGCTGCTTACTCAGTTCAAGATTGGTGTGATAATGCTATTCACAATCGTGCTCGTATTGCACAAGAAGAGATTATCGCAAAATTAGTTGAACATTGTAATGCAAATTCTATTGCACTTGCAGTGGGAGCTGATAAACAAGTTGCTCAGGCATTTGAACTGAAGGTAGTTGATACTGCAAAGAATGTAGAAGATAACGCTAAAGCACCAGAATAGGAAATAAGTAATGTCATCCAAGATTAAAGTAGATACCATTGAGAACGTAGCTGGTTCTGGAAACGTAAGTCTGGGGTCTGGACATAATCTTGTGGTGCCTGGCAATATTAGTGGTACTGGTGACCTTGCAGTAAACACTAATAAAATATTTGTAGATGCGAGTACAGATTTAATTGGTATAGGAACTACAAGTCCTGCTACTGCAACTGGTGGTGGTATTGATATTCATAGAAATGGTGGTTCATCTGTAAGAATTGATGATACAACAAATAGTGTTACTGGTGAATTACAAGTTTATTCTGCTGGTTTAAATCTTGCAACAGTAACAAATCATGAATTAATTTTATCCACTAATAATAGTGCAAAAATGACTATCACTCAAGAAGGATATGTGAAAACACCTTCAGTTCCAAGATTTCTAGCAAGAAAAAATACCAGTTCTTGGACAGTAAGCGCCAATTCAATTATGGTATGGGATAGTACATCTATTGCCAATGGTTATAATGTAGGTAGTCACTATAATACATCAAATGGAAAATTTACTTGTCCAGAAGCTGGAACTTATTACTTTGAAGCGACAAGTATTACTAATCAATCTGTGTCAAATGGTTATTGGACAATTCGTAAAAATGGTAGTGCGATACAAGAACAACACATATCACAATCAAACACTAGTTGGCACGCTCATCATATTAGCATTACCGCTGAATTTGCAGCTAATGATACTGTAGAAGTATATCTTGGTGCTAACCCAACTGGATTTTATGGTCAACTGTGGTCGTACTTTCATGGTAGAATGATAGGATAAAGATATGTCAACAATCAAAGTAGATACAATTGCAACAAGAACTGGTTCTGGTAACATTACTGCAAGTAATACTATCGCTGGTAATTTAACTGGTAATGTAACTGGTAATGTAACTGGTAATTTAACTGGTTCTGGTAACTCCACAATTGGTGGAACTCTTGCTGTAACTGGATTAATTACTGCAAGTGCTGGTATGGCGGTTGGTGGTACTGGTTCTGCAAATACTTTAGACGATTATGAGGAAGGCACATTTACAGCAGTTAGAAGAACTTTTCAAAATGATGCAGCTGCATGGTATGGTAATGAAGCTAATCTTACTAACATGAGTGGTGTTACATCTCGTTATACAAAGATAGGTAGAATGGTTTCTTTTTATATACCAAGACAAAATGTACCAACGGATAACTGTACTTTGTATAGAATAACTGGTTTACCTTTTACTGCATTAAATGATAGTAATGGTGATGGAACTGCAAGATACGCTGTTACTTATGAGGAACACAGAGGTTTTCGTGGGAGATATAATAATTCAGAAACTGGTTCTAATTTCCAATTTTTCTATTACACATACGGAAACGCAACTGAGATAATTCCAGGCGTAACGCATGAAGATACTGATGGTTCACTATATCCCATGGCTCAAACATCAAGTGGTAGTGCATTTCCAGCAGTAATGGGTTTCTATGAAACTGCATCATAAACAACTTTATACCTCTAGTGGATTCTAGGGGCGGACAAAAGGAGAAATATAATGGCGATTACAAAACGTACAGAACAAGATAAAATTGAGGTATTAGGCGAGTTCAAAATGATTCAAGTAAGAACTGCCACTGTGATTGAAGAAGATGGTGTAGAACTTTCAAGAAGTTTCTCACGC